TGAACCAACAGATGCAGTTCCTGCTAAAGTAGATAATACAATAACTGGAACTTGTACATAAGTATTATATTTTGCCGTAACAGCTTCAGCACGAATATGTAACCATGCTAAACCACGACATCTTTCTCCCTCTTGAGCTAAGATATCTTCTAGTTGTGTAGACCATTCAATAATTTTAGAATCTTCAAGTTTTACTGACATTTATATTTTAACTATATAAAGTAATGAGTTGGAATTTAGAAGATAATTCAGATAATCCTGACGAATTAAAAATATATAAATATGTCTTAAAACAATCTAAGAATCCTAAATTTGCAAAAACAATAACAAGATTTTTAAACGTATATGAATATATTAAATTAAAAAAATTTAGATCAGCTAAAGAATTACAAGAAAATATACTTTCACATGGTAAACCTTTATTTACAGATGAAGAAGCTAAAAAAATATTTGATATGTCTGTAATGCGTGGAGGTGAATCTAAATATCCGGTATTAAATAATGTTTTCAGACAATTTTTAGGTTGGATTTATCAATGGCAACCTGATACATTAAAAGATTTTATAGATAATGTTAGTGACTTAAAAGAAAAATTTCAAATATTTAAACATATTCGTGAAGATTATGAACTTGGAGAAATATATGGAATTGTATTAGATTCAATTACTGAAATTATCCCTGCAAATGCTACTATTGTTCAAAATATAGCTAATGAATTACCAGTTGTTGGTCCAGCTAGTGGTTTAATAGCTACAATGATTACATCTGTTTTTATGATGTTCAATAATATGATACATTTTTCTCAAGGTGATGATGGAGCTATTATTGTTGATTCTTTTTTAATGATTCCATTTATAGGAACATCCTTACATTCTGCTGCTATTTCAGCAGAAAAACAACTTGGAAATATCGCAGAAAAACGTCAAAAATTAATTGATACTGTTCGACGATCATTCGGCGAAGAAGAAGGTGAATTAATTGCTCAGTATATTCCAGATTTAGATAAAATAGATTCATTCCAACTTCCTAGTATGGAATCATTACAAACTAGTGCATTATCTTTAGCTGAAAAAAGAGGAATACCAACTAGTATAGATGGAGTAAAAGATATGGCACAACAAAGAGGATTACCAACTAGTATAGATGGAGTAAAAGATATGGCACAACAAAAAATTAATACAGTAAATAGTTTAGGAACTTCATTACCTAAAAGTATAACTAATACAATAAGTTCTGCTGATGCAATTAGACGTTTTGGAGCAAAACGACTTACAAGTTCACGTCCTCATAAAAAGAAATGGGGGACGCTGAAGAAATTAAAGCAATAATTAAAGAATGGATTGGTCTTGATGACCAAAATCGTGAACTTCAAAAACAACAAAAAATTTTACGTGAACAAAAAGTTCTTCTTTCACAAAAAATTCTTGAATTTATGAGAGAAAATCAAGTTGATAATTTTAATTTGGAAGGTGGTTCATCAGGAACTATTGCAAGAACTATTCGTCAATCTAAACCTCCACTAAAAAGACAAATTGTTAGAACACAGTTACTTCTACAATTTGCTGATCAACCTCAACGTGTAGCTGAAGTTCTGCGTGCTATTGAAGGTATTGCTGAAGGTGCTGAAGATATGTCAGTTGGTGGTCAGCAAAAAGAATTACTTTCTCGCCGTCTTCCAAGAACGCCGCGCACTTCAAGCTTAACTCTTACGTAAATTCTCCAATGCTTCTTTAGCAGCTAATTGTTCAGCTTGTTTTTTAGTTACAGCAAATCCCTTACCAATTTCTTTATCTTGTCCTAAAGCAATCATCGTATAACCGTTTATAGATGAAATCATCTTATAAACGGGTGTATATTTCAAGAAAGTTTGACAATACTTTTGTAATTGATCTTTAAAATTAGTATCATTTTGTAGAATTAAAGGTATATCAATATATGTTTCTATTAAAGAAACAACAAATGTATATACTATAGGAAAGTTATTATGTGAATCTGTCCATAAAGCACCAATAAACGCTTCTAAAATATCACCTAATTTTTTTATATTTGTTCTTCCTGCACAAACATCTTCATTATGTCTAGAAATTATATAGAATTTATCCAGACCAATTTTTTGAGTTAATACACCTAACATAGAATTACATACAATTTCTTTACGTAAATTTGTTAGAAATCCTTCTTGTTGTTGTGGAAAACGTTTAGATAAATATGTTGCTACAATTGCACCTAAAATAGAATCACCAAGATGTTCTAAACGTTCATATGATTCAGGAAATAATCCTAGACAATCTTGAGGTTTTTCTGAAAGAGTAGTTTTATCTCCAAATGGTGTTATATATTCTGAACGTGATACATAAGATGAATGTATCATTGCATTTTGAAATAATTCAAGATTTTTAATAGTATATTCAACATTATGACTATTTAAAATACGTAAAATATCTTTTTCTCTAAATTGAATATTTTTAGGATTGAAAGGGTTATATTCCATTTAGTTTACAATTAAAAATAATTAATGTATAAGTCCGTTTTTTAACGGAGTTCGAGTTTGAGTTCATTTGATTGCGAATCTGTATTGACAATTTGATAAACAAAATTAATAAGATTTTCGGGAGTTTTGTCTTGTGTCGTTTCGTAAAAGTTATAGACTAAGTCTCTAAATTTTCCTTTAGGAAGTGACCAACCCTTAGAATGATGTCTTATAATTCTGATTGTTTGTCCATTTGAAAGAGCTATTTGATTAACTTCAGCATATTCTGCCTTAGAAATAATTTGTTTAATAGATGCTTCAACTCGACCTTTACTTTCATTAAGCTCTGAGCGTCGACCATTTAGATTATCAAGTTCTTCTTGATGTTCTGCTAGTTGAGTAGTTAGAAGACGCAGTTGTGCTTTGTCATCATTATTCATTTTTTTTATTGAAGTAAAAAAAAGAAAAGAAAAAATCCGTTTTAGAGATCATCCCATGTTTCACCAGCAAATAAGTCAGGCATACACCCACCATAATGTGCTAGTTGATTTGGTTGATCTTCTATACAACCTTGGCATTTTCTCGGTTGAGGTTCAATTTCTAATTCAGGAATAGAATCCATCTTTTTTTATCCCTAATTATTATTATAATATTCCATTTTTGTTAATAGTTCTACAATACCTTGTTTAACAATTTCTAAATGTTGAAGAACTTTAATATCACCTGTTGTATTAAATTCTTCAAGTAGTTGTCTAGCTAGTACAATACTTCGTTGAAAATTGATAATTGTATCCATCTTTATAAAACAATTAAAAAGGTTTTTATAAATCCATTTTTTTAACTTAAGCCCAACGATGGACAGTTCCTGTATAAGGAGTGTAAATAATTGGATCTTCTTTATTTTTTCCTTTCATGAGAATCGGGTAAATTTTGCTAATAGCAGGATTTACTTTTGAAGGCATAATAAATTGAATTCTATAATCTTGAGGAAAATAAGGATCACCACCTTGCATCTTAATATCTTGAAGGACTTTATATGTTTGGTGGACCATTTTTTGTTTTAGAATTAGTAAATAAAATAGTTACAATTCCGTTTTTATCAAAAAATAAGTATAGTAAACTATATTTATTTTAAGGTTATATGCTCCTCCATCGCATATAACAGTAATGTTCTTCAACATTCCCTATTTTTTTCATTTGTGTGACATACGCAAACGTTTATGAGCTGTTAAACATCATAAAATTTTCCATCTATAGCCGTGAATCGCTATGATAATGTCGTGTTTCCACGTCCATGTAATTTACCACGTCATGTTAACGCCATACAATTGTATAACAGAACAATTATATGTTAGTAAATTACTTTCCTTCTAAAAGATTGTCTTCTTTTAGGTTTGTAGCAACATTCCGCTGCAAACTATAATCGTCTAAAACGATTTCCATAAGAGAGTCAGCAACCACCACTAATTAGGTGGCAGCTACGTGTCTGCTTCAAATCTTAGTATATGAAATACATCAAATGCTAAGATTCTAATGACCTTTTCTTATAAAAAAACAATCCGTTTTCAATTATAAATGTTTGATGCAAGAGAGATAGAAAATTTAAGAACTATTTTTAATTCACGATTTAAAAGTAATATTGAAACAGGTCCACCTGAACAAGTATGGAAAGAACTTCTTAAGAAATTTAGTTCAAAATGTAAAACAGGACGTTCTGAATGTATTATTGCTCATATGATAAATAAACCTAAAGCACCAGATTCTTGGATAAGTAAACCTACAGATTGGTTATCTGATCAAGATATTGATTCTGTAGAACATGAATTTGAATCATTATTTAAAGATTATAAATTTTTAGGATGTGTTAGTATAGATTTTGATTTAAAATCTCCTGAAGGACAATGTATTGTAGATACATTATGTTCTACTAAATTAAAAGATATTTATAAAAAAGGAAAGACTAAAATTGGTATTGTGTTTAATACAGATGTTCATACTGGACCAGGTGAACATTGGATGGCCTTATATTGTGATATTAGTCCAGATGTAGAACCACGTATAACATATTTTGATTCATATGCAAAAAAACCTGAAAAAGAAATTCAACGTTTAATGCTTAGATGGAAAGAAGAATGGGATTCTACAAATATACATGATACACCAATGGAAACTACATATAATACTACTAGACATCAATTTAAAAATTCAGAATGTGGAATGTATTCTTTATATTTCCATTATTGCTGTTTAAATAATATATCATTTGATGAAAAAATTCCTGATGATGTAATGAATGCTTTTCGTCATGTTCTTTTTAGAACTAAATGATAAATGGATGAAGGACAAATTTTGACTTATATTAGTATTTCTGCTGCTGTTGTTATTATTATTGCAGTAATTGTTATTTATTTCTCGTCATCAAGTCCATCTGATGCAGTTCAACGTGCTAAAAATAATAATGCAATATATGACAAGGTTTTAGCTTTAGCACCCCTAGGTTCAGAACCTTATAAATTATGTGATTATTATATAGCTTCATCAGCATATACGGTATTTCCAGGTTCTTCAGTAACAGATTATATTTCTGATGATGTTATTCCATTAGTAGTAAAATCTGGTGCACGTCTAATTGAATTAGATATTTATGATGGCGATGTTCCATCAGTTGGATTAAAGAATCAAACAATTGGTTATGATTATGCTAAAAATTCTGTTTCATTAGAAAAATGTTGTATTGCTATAGGAAATTCTGCATTTTCAGGATTACTTTCTAGTGATCCATTTATTTTAAGTTTAATGTTTCATACTGAAAATAATAATACATTGAATGCATGTTCACAAATTATTCGTGATACCCTAGGAAGATTTTTATTAGGGCCAGAATATGCATTTCATCGTAAAAATTTAGCACAAGAACCTATTGAAAATTTAAAAGGTAAACTTATTATTGTTTCAGGTGGTGCAATGAAACATACTAAAATGCATGAATTAGTTAATTTATCATGGTCAACAAGTGATTTAAGAAGATTAACATATATGCAAGCTTCACAACCTTATGATCATGATGAATTAATAGAATCAAATAAGAAATCTATTTGCATGGTTGTTCCTGATCCTGATCCAGATTTGAAAAATAATAATCCTATAGTTGTTTCAGGATATGGATGTCAATGGAATCTAATGAATTATGGTTCATTAGATTCAATGATGGAATTAAATATAGAAAAATTTCAACAGGGCAGTATTGTATTAAAACCTGAACATTTGCGGTTTAAACCAATTGAAGCTAAGGTTCCAGTTCTTCCTGATCCTGCAACACATTCATTTCAACCTATGATGCATACATCTCCAATCTATGATATGAATTCTCAAACTGGAGATAAATCCATAGTTATTTAATTTCCTCGCGTTCATAATAAAATGGCAAATAAATGGATGACTCATGTTAAGAAAACTATGAAAAAAATGTCTTCTCAAAAGAAATCTTTAGGTAAGGGTTGGTTTAAACATGTATTAAAGGCTGCAAAATCTTCTTATCACAAAAAAGGCGGAGCAGATGAAAAGGTCCTCGAAGAAACTGGTAGTGGTAGTGATGATTCTTCTAAGTTAGAAGGATCTCTTGGTGGTCGCCGTCGCAGAACTCATAAGAAGAGACG